GATGGCGGATGGAACCCTGAGGCACAGCTTTGGGAGATAGTCAGGAATGAGGACTATGGCAGACCGCTTCCCGGTGATGTGCTCTTTCCCCAGGATGGAGATGAATATGTGCTGTCCGGCTGGGACAGCACGAAAATAACCGAACTAGGGCTTGTGGGTGCCGCCGAGCAGGAGCTGAAGGAAAAGACTGAAAAGTACGCTGCCAAATCCAAGATAGACCCGAGTACCTATGGCTGCACGATGATGTCCGATGACGCATACCGTGAGGATGGCGTTCATAACATCTATGGCATTGGTCAAAAGGTCAACCTTATCAACAAGGCTTATTTTAAGAACGGAAGACAATCAAGGATTATCGGATTTGAATTCAATCTTGATTTAGCTTATGATTCCCCTATATATACTGTCGGGGAAACCGCCGCCTATTCTCGTATCGGGGAGCTGGAGGAAAAGGTTGAGAGCCTTACCCTAAAGGGACAGACCTATACGGGCGATGGTGACAGCGGTGTGTATGTGATAAGAAGGAATGACTCTACACCGGCCACGGATAGTAACGTGTATTCCGCATTGCGCTCCTTAGTAATGTTCCTTCGTAAGGATCAAGCGGACGGAACAAATTTCTTATTGAAGTTCGGCAAGTTCATCGACTCCATGATTGCCGGTAAAGGTGCCGGTATCTATCCTGACGGGCGCGGTCAGTTCGAGCGTCTTGAGGTACGCGGCTCCGCAGTGTTCAAGGAAATCATCTATAACCGTCTGAACGCACAGGAAGGCGACACCTCATATTCCGAGAACGGAGTCATTGAGTCCGTGGCTTTAGAGAGCGACGGAACTTATACCCTGAAATTGCGCAAGCGCTGGGAGAATGACTTCACCGCATTCCAGGAGGGTGATATAGTGTACGGGATTGTAAACAACCTCTTTTCAACGGGGGAGTATTACGCCTCGTGGATGCGCGTGCTGTCCAAGAATGTCCCGGCCAACTCCATCTCGGTGTTGTCATACCCGGACAGTGAGGTGCCGGGCGGTAAAAACTATCCTCCCACAGAGTTGACGATCATTACCAGAAGAGGAAACGCCTTCAATGAGGACAGGCAAAGCTACTGGTATTTGTCCGCCACCACGGATAAATGTCTTGTCTGGCTGGAAGGAGTAACGAAGCCTGTCTTGGAACAGAACAACTATTACATGATATTGGGGCGTTTGCCCAATTTGGATTTGTTTGACAATCTCCCCGTCAACTATAAGCACTCGTACATATTCGCCCGTGCCGGCATCTTCGGTGAACTTTACCGGGTGGACTGGCAGGGACTGCCCGTACAGGAACTGGTGGACCGTGGCTTTTGGTCGGCCGAAGTCGCGTCCTCTGACAATCCTTACACCAATACGCAGGAGCGGGCGGACACGGTTTGGCACTACGGCTGCAAATGGAAGTGCCTGATGACGGGAACAGCCGACGAACCGCAATATGCGGCGGCCGGATGGGCGATGCTGGAAGGGAACCCGGAATTTACGATAGAGATCGGCAGCACAAAGGGGTGGTATTTTGATATCGAGACTTTTTCCACAACGTTATATATTACCGGCAAGCTGTACAACCGTGACGTGACAGATCATATACTTGACGCTGATGTGAGCTGGACGCGTGATACCGGGAATGTATCAGAAGATAACGCATGGGCGGTGAAGCGTGCCGGCGCCGGGAAAAATCTTCCTCTGACGATAGATGATCTCGGACCGAATTATACCAACATGCGGGTGTGTACGTTTAAAGCACAGGCGTTATTGCGTGACGGGCAGCAGTTTGAAGTGGCGGAGAATTTTGTAACATTTTAAAATGGTTTTATACAATGGCAACAAAGCAACGAAAAATAGAAATCAACTACCGGCTGTTACAAACCAGTTGTAACATCGAGGTGGTGGGCAGCGTGCCGGACATGCAGGTCTACCAGGCTGACAAAGCTGAATACACTCCGGACTATACGCTGACACCGCTGGTCCTGTTTCCGCGGTGCAACGCCACCGATCCGGAAGCGGTGACTAAAATCGGGGCGGTCAACTCCAGGCTGACCAACATGAAGTGGTACGAGCGCATCGGAACCACACGCACACTTATCACATCGACAAACACAGGCTACAGCATTACGGAGTCCGGTGACAGCAAGGGACAGATCACAATGAAAAAAAATGTCACCGTCCTAAAACCCGTCACGCTGGAGTTTTACGCGGAATATGCCGACACACGTACCGGACAGCTGTTTACTTTTCAGATGAGCCGTCTTGTCCGCGCGGTTGACGGTACGGATGCGATCCCCGTATTGACGATAGACAGCCCGTCCACGCTGGACTGGAACCCGGTGCGTGACATCACCGCACAGACCATCACGGCTAAACTGATGGTAGGCGACACGGACGTGACGGCTACGGGCAAATGCAGGTTCTTCTGGTACCGTCTGTTGTCTACGGGAGCGCTGGAGGCGATAACCACAGGAGCGGGTGACAACGACTGGGAGTTTGTATCACTGAACAAGAATGTATATAAGATTGACCGCAATTATATAGGTGATGACATCACGATTGTCTGCAAGGCCACCTATGCGGCTTCCGGGACTCCGGCATCAACCCCGGGCACATCGGACCCGGCAGTTTCTACGGTGATACGCCGCAGGATTCCGAAGATTGAAGCCGACTGGGAGGGCGTACCTACGGGTGTTCCGGATGGGACTTACGCCATCTTTCCCAGACCCGTCATTCGGGATACCATGGGGGTTATCCCGAATCCATCCGCCATGTTTAACTGCCACTGGTACGTCAAGAAGAGCGGAGATGCCGGATATGCCAAGGTTGCCGACGGATACTCTCCCAGGATACCTTTCAGCAACGGCATGATGTTAAAGCTGGAGGTGGAGGACAGAGGCCCTTACGTGGCGCTGACACAAGGCGGCAAGGTGCTCACACAGGGGGGCAAGGCGGTAGTAGTAAGAAAATTTGGATAACATTAAAAACAATAGAATTATGGCATTTTACATTAAAGTAACGAAGGAGGTTGCCGACCGGTTGCATCTGACCGATATCCGCAACAGGACAGCGGATGGCAATGTATTATTGTGGCAGGCGGACGTGGCACGTTTCCCCGGCGATACGGTATTTGACAGGGCCAAGGAAGCGGGCGGCATCTGCCTGACCCCGCAGGCGGCGAAAGAAGAGATAGACGGTACGGACCATCCCGTCGAAGTATTCACACCTGCCTCTTGGGGGGAGGACAACACCGAAAGCTCCGAAGGCACGGATAGTACGGAAACGACCGGGGAAGGAGGAGCGTCATGAGTTTGGGCAGCGCGACCGGACAGGTCATATTTTCGCAAAAGGGCGGCGTTTATATGCCGTCAATCCAGTGTAACCAGGGAGATCTGTATCAGGAGTATATGGGCGAAGCGTCCGCGCCGACGAACATCGCACCGGATTTCGCTTCGCTCAAGCCCGTTTTGTCCTTCATTCTCACCTCTTCGCGGGTGGCGGAAGGGCTGGTGGTCCCTTCCTCCATGAAATGGTATTTCAATGATGTCGAGATCAAGTTCTCGGGCAATGTCTCCACCAACACGTTTGGCGGTGAGACGGGACATTTCAAGTTTATCCCTTACCAGCCCGGTACGACGGATTACTACGGATTGCAGATCGTCAAGAATCTGGTCAAGGCGAGCGGAGCGGCCTCTTGTACCATCAAGGGTGAAGCTACCGTGACGATAGGGAATACCAGCGACACCGTCCAGTTCGTCTATAGCATCCCCATCACCAAGGGAGTGGGAAACCAGAAGCATGTGACGATTATCGCCGGAGACAACAAGTATTTTACTTTACGGGATAAGGGGCAGAGCTGTATATTGAAAGCCGTTGCGCGCATGGGTAGCGACGACATCACTACCGGATTGACGTATAAATGGTACAACCAAACCAACGGAGCATGGACGGTGATGAGCGGCAAGACCACGCAGACATTGACCGTCACCAACGATATGGTTGACACGACAGGTGTGTTCAGAGTGGAGGTGTACCAGGGCGGCAAGCTCATCGGTCAGGACACGCAGTCCGTAATGGATGCGTCCGATCCGTTTGATTTGATCCTGAATCCCACGCCCGAGGACGAGACCATCCGGGAAAGTGGTGACACGGTGGTCTATAAGCCCATTCTGGTCAAGCGTGGAAGTACCACCAAGTACAAGGACATGACTTTCTATTTCGTGTTCATGGACAGTGCAGGAGTAGTCCTTAACCCGTCTACTTCCGGTACAGCAGCCACTTCCGGCACGTGTACTTGGGACATGTGCCAGCAGGCAGGAGGCAACGTGGCATGGACCATCACAACCAAGGAATAAGGAGGTACGTATGCCGTTAGTAACGAGGACAGGACAAGTTAGTCTTGCTCCCAAGGGCGACAAGGGAGATAAGGGAGCGCGCATGCGTATGCGTGTATGGGGGGCGTCTGTGTCTTATCTGGAAGGCAAGCAAGGGCAGCAGTTTTACGACATTGTACTTTATGACAACCTGCTGTACCTGTGCATCCGTTCGCATACGTCGGTTTCGACGGAAACCCCCAAACAGAATGTGGCTTCGGGAAAAATAAAATACTGGGAGGTAGCACAGAGCTGGACTTTTATCGCCACCAAGCTGTTGTTGACCGAGAAGATCAAGGCGTCCATGATTGATGCGGACGGTATCAGGGCAGTCAATGTGGACATCAGCGGAAAAATCACGGCGGATAGCGGACGTATCGGTCCGTTTTCCATAGATTCCGGCATGTTGTCCTCAAAAACTCTTTATAAGGATACAACAGATACTTATGTTGGTTTCAATCTTTCTGCCGGACAAATTGAGTTTTATAACGAAAGGACATTTGCACGTGTGAAAATCGGGGGAAACACGCAGTTTGTCACCATTGAAGGAATTGCGTATGATGCCGGAATTGACATACAGAGTCCGAATCCCATGATCGGGATGCACATCAAGACCCTGAGCATTCCTCTGTTCGTGGAGGGGGGTAACATTTTCCTTCATCCGAACAATGACAGTTATGTGTCTCTTCATGGCATAGTGGGGAACTGGAGGAACATATCCGTCAGCACTTCCCTGAATAACAATGATGACAATGTGATGTTTATTAATACGGGTAATATAGAAGTGACACTTCCTCCGGATGTTCCGGGACATACCATATACTTCAAACGTATGAGCGGCGGGGTAAGACTGACAGGCGGGCGCATCCTGCCTGCCCCCGGAGGAAAAGAGATGTCCTCCATTGATCTGGATTATGCGTCCGGATTCGTTAAATGTATGGGTAATTATTGGGTTATGTTTTATTGCGGATAACAGTATTTAATTAAGAATATTATGAAAGTTGATTTTACAAAATTTCCCCTGTTCACGGGGATAGACAGACAGGATATGGTGATAGCGGATATCCGTAAGGATATTGCTGACGGCATTTACAGGAACGTGCCCGGTCTTCCGGCGCACGTGCTTGCGGAGAAGATCTATCGGAACGAGCTTGTGGAGCTTGCCGATGACGAGATTCATATACTTGACCTCTACACTTCCGCTTCGGTGGGGCAGCTTGCCGACTCATGGCAGGATTATAAGAAAAACAATTTGGAAACTGAAACTGGTAAATAAAAAATATTATGGAAAAGATGGAATTAAGTGAGGCGTTGAAAGCCAATGCCTCAGTACTGGAAGGACTATTAGGGATAAATGATACATGGTACAAAAGGAGATTTGGTGAAATTACTGATTTTAATGAAGCTAATAATACTGGATATATGTTTGTCGATAAAACCCAATCATTGGATAATAAACCCAATACATCAAGTAATTATGGATTCTTGGAAACGATTGCTATTAATGAGGTCACCATCAAGCAAACTTTTGTAGATTTTCAGAGCAGGTTTTTTATTCGAATATGTAATAATGGAACTTGGACTGATTGGAAACAAATACAAACAACATAGTATTAAAAATAAGTCATATTTTAATGAGATAAAACGGATGGGTGCCGGTCCACACCCGTCCGCTCCTCATGTTACCAAAGAATTATAGTATTTCTATATCTTCAGCATCATCCAGATTCTCATCAACTATATTCATGGATAAAGACAGGTCAACCCCAGTAGTATCCAAAAACAAAGCACTTACACGAAATGAAGCTGTGTTTGTCTTACTCCGAACGAAGAGATGATCATTTTTTCGTTTGAACTCTATTTCAGAAATCATACTACCGTTGACTTTCCTTATGATATAGGAGTTACCAGTCTTACTATTAATAAAGAACAGACCTGTAGAACCACCCCAATATACATACAATATCATACCGATATAGGCGTTAGATGAACTCGCTAGGCGAACGACACATACTTCTTGAACGGAGTCTTTATTGCAAACCAATATAGGAGAAAGAACGCCTTTTCTCAAGAGCCCTTTACTTCCTAAATTAGCAATCGGCATCAGTTCTTCCAGAAGTGCAAACAGATAAATTTTATGTCAAAGAAACCGTCTTCCAGGTTCCCCAAGCACCATTCCACCATTTTATTCTAAACACTAAAAAACCACCATAGTTATTAGTCCTAAATTGTACTGTTGACTGTCCCAGATTGTGACTGAAAACAAGAAGCGTTTGATCATTGTATGAAGTGCCTTTTATTGCATATACTCCAGGCTCATACACTTTATCAATATCGTCTTCAGTTTCTAACTGGATATACCCTTTTCCTTTAAATATAGTACTACTGCTAACTCCTAACAGTCCTTCCAGAACCAACCCCATGTTCTTCTACATAAAATCTATCATGTTTCTTGTGCCTTAGTCGCTTCATCGGGAAGTAACGGAGGCATTATCTTTAGAAAATGAAAGTTGGCAAAATTTTATTAGAGGTGAATTAATCACTTCATTTTTAAAATTGGTAATGTTCATTTCAGAAACATCTTCTAACATTACAATGACTTTCTCATCTTTAGAATCTATACCACAAGCAGAAATACCCAATTTTTTCCATACTCCAATTTCATCTTTGCTATTTATAAAATTTCTAATTTGCAAAAGTTCATTCATCGTATTAACACCCTCTTCTATAATGAATTGATTGCTTTTACATCTTTGTACAAGGTCTTTTTTATAATCTTTTATATTTGTTCCTTTTACTTTTATAACCAAGATGCCATCTTTAAAATAGCTACCACAATAATAATCAGGGTAAGAAGTTTGTTCACCTTCTGTTCTTGTTTTTACTTCAAAAGATGATTCTAAATTATTAATAATATCACTTGTATTATTTTCTACAGGTTGATTTGTTTCATTCACTGGAGAATCTAAATCAGTATCTGAACAAGAGTTAAGTCTAAATCCAAGGAATACAAATGTACTTAAAAATAAAATCCTTTTCATAAGCTCTTAATTTGAAGTTATCAGCTCTAAATTTAGAAAATAATCTGTTACGTTGTTTTTAGTGATAAGACTTTAATTATTTTTTTTAGTTTTCTTCTTGATAGTTCCAATAACATATCCCTTGAGGTTTTCTGCCAGTCGTACGCCTTTCTTTTGTTTTCTCAGAATACCATTGTATCAATGGCCCTATATTACAAATATGTTGTATGTTGGTCTATATATAGTTTATTCTGTGCATTTTTTATGCATAAGATTTTTCTTTAAAATATTTGTTATAGCTTTGCTATCACAAATAACTGAATGTGTTTTTATTTTTTGATTCATTAAGCTTGGATGTTGTAAGGCATCTTGCTAGCAAAGCAGTTTGTATTGAAAAAGGCAGGATTGGTGAATCCCGCCTTTTTTAAATAGTTTTGATAAAATAAAATTCATATATAACTTTATAGCATCTATATTGAATTAAGCTTAATTCTAAATCAGTAAAGGCGTTTACTGACAAAAATAGTCTAAATGCTATCGTTCGTGATGAATAATGGCATCTTTTTAGTTAATAATTTTTTTCACATACCATTTTAAATGAGTAATTATATACACCTTTGCTTGGGAAAGTGAGGGTGTATTTTTTATTGGTTAAAACGAACGATAAGTGCAAAAATATTTCTTTATAAAACTGAATCTTGTTCTGTAATAATAGAAAATAAGTAGATTCCATAAGTTCTATTTGTTTTCTATTAATGCTCTATGGCTTCTTGCATTCTCCGAATAATCGGAATATTGCTCCTGATTATTTTTTTCAATATGAATTGAATATGGAATAGTTTTCACTATCTTTGCAGAGTAACCAGGAGCTTGATGGCAATAAATATTGTCATCAGGCTCTTTTTTTATTGTCTATCTGTCGAATAATGGAATCCCCCGTCTGGCTTCACAGTCTGACGGGGGTGAGGTTAAGTCCAATATTAGTTTTGAAAGAATTAGATTAACAAAGTATTGACAAAGATAGTGAAATATGAATAGTAAGCAATATGGATATGGATTTATTTTGCATATATATAAAAATCCCGGCAATCTTCTCAGACAACCGGGATAATCAAATCATACTGACTAATGATAACAGGACAGTAAGATTAAACAATTTGGTAAATATAGATCCACATTTTCTTTATAGGACTTTCAATATGGCGGAAGGATCATGGATGAACCGTCACAGTCCTAAAAGACAATTGACAAAAATAGTAAAACAAACCATATTGACAATACATTTTTTGGAAAAACTGCCAGCTTTCTCAAAAAACATAGTAGCTAAAGAATAAAGAAACAGGATGAATAATTTATCATATAACAATTAAACGGTGAATGTGATGGAAATAGATATTGCAAACATTATTAGTGCTGCCGGAACATTGCTGGCAGCTTATTTCGCCTATAATCAGTATACTAAAAACAAACTGACTGATTTAAAAGTGGAATATTTTAAAAAAGAGGAGGAAAAAAGAAGTTACCACCGCAGTGAGAACTCCGCCAAGGTGTTCGGTGAGCTGTGGCGTGTACTTTATGAAACGAAAGCAGACAGGGTATATATCGTACAACCCCATCCTTTGGGGCATATAGCTTTTCTTTCGGTGCAGTTCGAGGTAAAACGAAAAGGTATAGCCGGAATGCGTGAAAACATCCAATCACTTCCCATGAGTGAAGTGGCCGTTTTTGCAGAAAATCTCGCAAAGAATCTTTTCATGTTCTACTCAGATATTGATAACCAGGTTAAGGATAAGGTTGCCAAATCTCTATTATCAACAAATGGATGCAACAGCGTGGCTATTAAACGGCTTAATTCATCTCAAGATTGGGTTGGAAATATCTTTTGTGAGTTTACAGATGAAACAGATTTGAATGAAGATGAACTTCATAAGGTCTTGCATGAAGCAGCAGTTAACATACAATATATCCTGCCGGAATTCAAAGAAAATAAAATCGAATAATTATAATTAATGAGTAGTATGGCTGACGTAAGAAAACTTGCACCGTTTATTCTGAAATGGGAAGGCGGTTTTGTAAATGACCCTGACGATTTGGGAGGGGCTACCAATATGGGGGTGACTATCGGAACCTATGAGGCATATTGCCGAAAGAAAGGATATTCCAAGCCTACAGTTGAAAGATTGAAAAATCTCACAAAAGAGGAATGGACGGAAATCTTGAAAAACATGTACTGGGACAGATGGAAGGCTGATGAGATAAAATCGCAATCAGTTGCTGATATATTGGTTGATTGGGTCTGGGCATCCGGTGCGCACGGAATTAAGATTCCTCAACGCTTGCTTGGTGTTACAGTGGATGGCATTGTAGGTCCCAAGACCATTGCCGCAGTTAATTCCCGTAATCCGCGTGAACTGTTTGACCAGATCAAGATTGCACGGTTTGATTTTATCGAGGATATATGCCGGAAACGCCCAGCAAACAACAAGTTCAAACGGGGGTGGATGAACCGCATAAATAATATCTCTTATGTTGGTTAGAGTTATGAACTGGGTAAGCCGACATATATTGCTGGCTCCTTTCATGTGTTTGTTCCTGTTGTTCGGATCATGTGGCAGCTCGCATAAGGCTGTCAAGTCCGATGTAGAAGTAATCAGCAAAGATAGCGCCAGTGAATCTGTCAACATCGTACACGGATCAAGTACCTCTTTGAGCGAACTCATTACTACTAATAGTAACTATGTGATTGATTTCTGTATCTATGATACCCGAAAACCGCCCGATAGCCTGACCGGGAAACCTCTGTTACTGGCTGATGGGCATATAGAAGGTGATTTCAGCAAAAATAGAAAGAAGGAAACTGCAACCAAAGACAGTACGGAGGTGAAAGCCGATAAGGATATTACTTCTGATATTTATGAAAAAAAGCGATCAGAAACCATAAAAGAGAAAAAAGAATCCACGCTGCTTAAACAAATTGGTTTTGCCTGTGTTTATGTAACCGTTTTGATTGTCGTTATGCTGATAGTAAAGCATTGGTGCAACAGACAATCTTCATCATAAGACTTTAAATTTATAAATTGGACTGCCCCGGCTCGTGATGAGTCGGGGCTATTTTTGTTATCTTTGTCGCCTATAACATTAACTTATGTATTATGGCTGAAAAAAAAGAATCTTATTCCGAAGAGGAATTGAATGAAATGATCGTATGGTTCAATAACCATGCTGATGAACTTCCCAAAGAAATGCAGATAAACAAATCCGCTTTCACACCGGATTTGAAACTTACTGTTGAAAGTTGTATCATGCAGGCTAAGCAATGTCTGGGTAACTATAAGATGGCCGGAGCTTTCCGGATGCTCCAACAAATCGGAGAGAACCTTGAAAACAATAAATGATATTCTTCTATTATTCGATAAACGAATCAAGCGGCTATATTTTATAGATAACCG